ATAATCTGATTGTTGCGCTTCACATAGTACATCGTTTTAGTGCTTTCGTCTTTCTCGATGAAGGCCTTAGCATCTACTGTATAAGCCTGCTTGTCCTCTTTTGTCTCGTATGCTAGTCCTTTATTAAGTAAGTCAGCTATCGAACCCTTATCTAATTTGAGAGGATCGTTTTTCTTAATTCGTTGATTTTTATGTATGAAGCTACGTCTCGCTCTGTAAGGCATAATACTAGGGTTTAATTGAGAAGGATGGGGAGGAATCGAACCTCCCCAAGTTCCAAACATCCTTAGGGTAATATTAGCTATTACCTGCGTTTATGATTGCAGTTGTAAAGTTACCGAAAGCACCTGCATTAGGTAGGTAAGTCGGTAGAGCTAAACGGCCTGCAACTTGTACAGTAACTAGATCTTTGATAGCGTTGTCTTGATCTTGCTCGTAGAAACGAACAGAAACAGACTCACGATCAAATAAAGTTGTCAACTGTGCGAAGTCAGCTACTAAGAAGTCATCAGCATCTCCATCGGTGTCGTTGATTGCGTTAGTAGCAATTACTGGAACACCTAAGATAGAAGGCACACGGCTTCCAAAGATAACATCTTGTGGGAAGATGTAACGGCCATCAGCATCCTTGTTACGGATCATGTCGAAGTATCTAGATACGGACATCATTACCGCAGATGGCTGATAGTTACGGTTACGGATTTGCTTGATAGCTTCTAGAAGTACATCGTACTCTTGAGCATCAGCATCGCCGGTGTACTGATCTAAAGCATAGTCAGTAGATGTTACAGTAAGACCATAAGTAGAGTCATATAAGTTGTAAGCATCTTCCGCTTTCATATACTTCTCCATACCTCTTAGAGAGATGTGAGAAGCTAAACCGGCAGTATCATTAAGAGCCTCTTTAGAAACTCGGAAATGAGCAGAGATTTTCTCTACTACTGCATCAGTTGCAACTAAATCAAAGTCATTCTGTCCGGAAGCAACACCTTCGGCAGTAACACCGGTGTTGTCGGTGAAGTTAGTTTCTTTGATGTAACGGATTTTGTCAGAGTTAGTAGTACCTACTGGTAGGAATTGACGTACATGAACTCTTCGCTCAGGGTCGAATTTGAAACCTGGAACATAATCAGCAGGAACAACATCACCAGTATAAGCACCTGATTCAGTGATAACTGCTTTGGTGTCCATTGTAAAGCCTGAGATTTGACCTGCTTTAAATGCTTCGATTTGATCTTTGTTTGAATCTAAACCATCCTTTAAGATGTTTTTTAGAGACATAGGCTTAGAGCCACCGCCTAAACGGTTGCTATTCTTTTCGATTGACTCGATTCTTTCCTTTTGAGAAGCGATTACTTCTTCAAGGTTTTTGATTTCAGACTTGGTAGCTGAATCAGCTTCGCCTGAAAGTTGTACTTGCTCTTCGAGTTTGCTATAACGCTCCTCAAGGGCTTTAGTTTGTTCGGCTAGACCATTCTTTACAGAAGCCAAGCCTTCTTTTAAGGTGTTTTCTAAGTCCATAATTTGAACTCCTTTTCGATTTGTAGTTGATTGTTGAATTGTTTGAAAATTGCATCAAAATCGGCGTCATTACTTACAGAGGTGATTGGCTCGGCTTCTGTGTTTTGAAGTGATTTTCTTAATGCTTCTTCCAAATTCTTGATATGCATTTCAATTAGCATAAAAGTCTCGTCGGTATAGTCTCCTGAGTCAAATGCTCTGACTAATGTCTTGTATTGATCAACCTGGTCTTTCTGCGAACCTTTGGCCATTCCTCCTAGCGCCATTTCATTCGCTCCCCAAGTAACAGTTGATCCCTCCCACATCTTGACTTCGTTGACTATGTAGGCTTCATCTTCGTTAGAGAAGTCTCTACGTACAAAATTGATACCGACTGAATGCTCTTTAAGAACTCCATCTCTGTATAACTTAAGAACATCCGTTCCTAATTGTGTGTCGGTTATAGCAGTACGGAAGTATAGCCCTTTCTCATCTTCTACTAGCATTGATGGCTTACCTAGTACAGTAAGCGGATCGTGCTGATATAGGTGCATAATTCTGTTCTTTCCGTTTGGCCCGTTCTCTTTGATGGTTTTGGTATAGCACCCTTTCATCATTATATCGCCATCGGAATCCTTGTAATCGAAAACCGAATAGTATCCCTCAATCATACGGCGCTCGACATCGACATCTTTAAGGATGCCGGCTTTTTTTGTGATAAATGGATTCATGCTTTTAATTGGATTTATTTTGGTTAATGTAGAGGCACGGTGTCCGGCATAGACATCAGATGCCTCGCCTCCTCTATAAACTTGTATAAGAACCGCCGGATCATCTTCCGTACCGGTAATAGTAAAAGAAGAGCCAGGAACGTCAATACTCCCATCTCTTTCTATTTTAGTAATCTTTCCTCTCGCTCGGCCTCCGGAAGAGTTCCACGATACGAAATCGCCAACACTTAGCTCATTTGCTTCCGCTTTCATTAGCTTATCACTTTCGAGAATTGCGTTGAACATTTTTTCCTCATCAATTTGTTTAGATTTTCGTATTGCCCAATCTACGCCCGATGTTCCACCCCAAGCATCCCACATCAAACCACCACATCCCTCATCATAAGGAACGTCTTTATGTTGTCTGTGCCGATTGAATGAGGCCATACGTTTTACTACATCCTCAGAGATAGGCTCTCTATTAGCAAGCTGAGTTGCTCTACGCCATCCTACCGGAGTACCGCATCCTTTAGGATTGCCGGATTCCTCCTTATACTTTAAGGCTCTCTTTGCGTTGTTGCTTGCGCTCTTTGGATAATCGGTATAACTCATAAAAAAGGTTTGTTGTAAAAATACGGATTTTTTACATTATTTAACAATTACCCTTGATATATTGCGAAAACCTTAAATATAGACTTATGACAGAGTTATTTGATAGAGTAGATGAGCAGTTGCGTAATAACTGGCCAGTAGATGCTAAGGATATAGAGGAGCTTCTTAACCTTGCTCGTATCGCATCGAATATACTAGATCGGCTTGTTGAGACTGGAGAGGCTTACCAATCTCTTCGTGATAGATAGTGCTTTTGTTTTCTAGGTGTTGAATCCATCCGGCTTCGTGTCCTAAGCATATTATCTTCTTACGGCGCTTTGCTATTTCTTGTCCGGCCATAATATCAGACATTCTTTGATGCTTCCATTCTCGCATATCAAACTTGAAGTCATCCGTATGAAAAGCAGATACTCCCGTTCCTGGTATATCTAGCTCGTAATCTCCCTTGACATCCTTAAGGCATTGATACACCATGTGTCCTCTGTAATAGTCTAGTCCGTATCCAAGTAATTTACGACCGTGAAAGGTTATCCAACATCCAGGATATTTCCACATACCTTTGATTATTGTCTCCACGTAATCCGGAGGATAGATAAGATCGTCATCGCAAGATAGATAGATTCCTCTACTCTTAGGAAGCCAAAAGAATTTAGAGTTGTCGGTGTAATCACATCCGGTGAATACTTGCGCATCTTTTACATCCGGAACGTAGTCGTTGGCATATACCCGAACGGTATCAACTTGATGCTTTAGTGAGTCGATTACACCTTGCAAGGTATAACGCCTTGATTTAATCGTTGCTAGGTTGGCGGTTATCATAAAGCTCTATTTTAAATGCGATGTAAAATGTAACAAAAGCGACTCCGATTCTCCAGTCTGCCCAAAAACATAAGAGCGCCGTTAGTATATAAGCTATTAGTCCTAGAGTCTGCATATAACATCTCCTTTCGTGTATTGCATACGATATCCTCTTTCTTTTAGTCTTTTAGTTACTGCTTCTATTTCTTGTTGATTAGATAGCTCGTTATTCTCGAAAATTATTATTCTAGGCAAGATATCAACGGTATCTAAAAAGTCATTTAATATAATACAATCGTGTCCTTCTGTGTCAATCTTTAGCACTTGAATCTTTTTGATGTCATGCTTGTCTATAAGAGACTTAATTCTTACTACTTTTACTTTATCGCACCTAATTATAGATAATCCTTTCTTCTCTTCTCTTAGAACTTTCAGCATTGTAGGATGAGGCTCGCCTATCATATTGCATCCTTTTAGCCATTTAGGCAGTTTGTGCTTATCAATATCCTCCGGCATCATGTAGAACATAATAACCTCTCCCTCAAAGTTAGATATCGCTACATTCTCTTTGTTACAATTAGGAAGAGAATCAAAATAAGTCTTTACCGGCTCGATAAAGAGTCCATCTCTTTTACCGGCCATTGTTCCAAAG